GTCTGGCAGAAGGTATTTCATTTGCTCAGGGTAATGTGTCTTATACAAGCACATTGGCAAATGGTACACTTGGTACTACAATGGCTACAGATGGTCAGATTCAAAATGCATATACACTATTCGCAGATTCCGAAACTTGGGATATTTCATTAATTATGACCGGCGCTCATTCTCAGACCGTATCAGAATATGTTGTTGAGAATATTGCCGGCGGAACTATTAGTCGTCCAGATACTGGTCGTCGTGACTGCGTTGTATTCATTTCACCAGATATGGAAGATGTTGTTGATAACGCTGGTTCCGAAGCAACAGACATTGTTGCTAAGAGAAATGAATATAATTCAACTTCATTTGCTGTTATGGATTCTAACTGGAAGAAGCAGTTCGACAAGTATAACAATGTTTATCGTTGGGTTCCACTAAACGGTGACATTGCTGGTCTATGCGCCAGAACAGACTTTGAAAGAGATCCATGGTTCTCACCAGCAGGTTTCAATCGTGGTCACATCAAGAATGTTACTCGTCTTGCTTGGAATCCAGGTAAAGATGATCGTGACACTCTTTATAAGAATGGTGTCAATCCAGTTGTTCAGTTCAAGGGTGAAGGCGTTGTTCTATATGGTGATAAGACCATGTTGACCAAGCCATCAGCATTTGATCGCATCAACGTTCGTCGTCTATTCATTGTTCTTGAAAAGGCAATTACCAAGGCATCAAAGTATTCTCTATTCGAGTTCAACGATGAGTTCACCAGAGCGCAGTTCGTTGCACTAGTAGAGCCATACCTAAGAGACGTAAAGGGTCGTCGTGGTATCTACGACTTCCGTGTTGTTTGCGACGAAACAAACAATACACCAGAGGTTATTGATAGAAATGAGTTCATCGGAGACATTTATATCAAGCCAGCAAGAAGCATTAACTTCATCCATCTTAACTTTATTGCAGTTAGAACGGGTGTTGCTTTCTCCGAAGTTATCGGTAAGTTCTAATAAATAATAGCAAAGGAGAAAACTAAAAATGCCTTTTAACGTTCAAGAATTTAGAGCATCATTAGTATCAGACGGCGCTCGTGCAAGTCTGTTCGATGTTCAGCTAACATTCCCAGTTGTGGTAGCAACTGGAGGCACCGCCCCAGGTGCCTTCGGTACTGCCCAACAGCAGGTTACATTTAGAGCAAGATCAACATCACTACCAGGTGATTCCATCTCCTCTATCGGTCTAAACTACTTTGGTCGTGAGATTAAGGTAGCAGGCAATAGATCATTCACAGATTGGTCTTTCACAGTTATTAACGACGAAGACTTTAATCTAAGAAATGCATTCGAAAGATGGATGTCTGGTATCAATTCACACGTTAGCAATCTACGCACACCTGCGTTGCTATCCGGTGATGGTGGTTATCAGCAAGACGCTTATGTCACTCAGTATGGTAAAGCTGGTGATGTTATCAAGGTTTATAAACTAGTCGGTTGTTTTCCAACTGACGTTTCTGCTATCGACCTTGATTGGGGTGCTGATAACATTGAAGAGTTTGCTATTACATTCGCCTACCAGTGGTGGGAGTCTGTAGAAACTACGGATGCTTCTTCATCTGCTTCTCTAATTCAGACCTTCTAAATAATAAGATATGGTCGGGGTCAATCCCCGACCATTATATAAAAGGATATAAAGTTGAAATTATTTGGTTTTGAACTAGGTTCACCTGAAAAGCAACAAACTATTGCTAAGATCGGACCTGATACACCTCAGGCTAAAACTTTTGCTCTGCCTCAAAACGAGGACGGAGCGGTTACTGTTGCTGGTGCTGGTTACTATGGAACATATGTTGATCTAGACGGTACGTTTAGAAATGAAACTCAACTTATTACAAAGTATAGAGAACTTGCTATACAACCTGAAACTGAAACAGCATTAGATGAAATTGTCAATGAAGCAATCGTTCACGAAGACGGTGGCGAAATTGTTCAGATTAACATGGATGATGTTAAAGTTCCTTCAAGAGTTAAAAAACTTATTGAGGATGAATTTAATCATATTTTAAAGATGCTTAACTTTGGTAACATGGGACATGAAATCTTTCGTCGTTGGTATATCGATGGTAGATTGTTTTATCATCTTGTCATAGACGAAGCAACACCCGAGTTTGGTATTCAAGAAATACGTTACATCGATCCAAGACGCATTCGTAAAATTCGTGAAATCCAAAAGATGCGTGATCCTGCTACAGGCATCGAACTAATCAAAAAGCAAATTGAATATTATCTTTATAATGAAAAAGGTATGATTGGTGCAGGTACTAATCTAGGTTCCAAGATCGCTGTTGATTCTATTGTCAACGTCAATTCTGGTCTTATGGATCCAAAGCAGACTATGGTGCTTTCTTATCTACACAAAGCAATTAAACCGTTTAACAATCTACGCATGGTCGAGGACGCAACTGTTATCTATCGTCTAAGTCGTGCTCCCGAGCGTAGAGTTTTCTATATTGACGTTGGTAATATGCCAACAGTCAAAGCAGAACAATATGTCCGTGATATCATGGTCAAGTATCGTAACAAGTTGGTTTATGACTCATCTACAGGTGAAATCAAAGACGACCGCAAGCATCTATCAATGCTAGAAGACTTTTGGTTACCTCGTCGTGAAGGTTCTAAAGGTACCGAGATTAGCACACTAGAAGGTGCAAGAAATCTTGGTGAACTGGAAGATGTTAAATATTTCCAAACAAAACTATACAAAGCACTTGGTGTTCCAATTTCTCGTCTAGAACAAAATCAAGGTTTCTCATTAGGTCGTACCACAGAAATCACAAGAGATGAACTTAAGTTTATGAAGTTTGTTATGAGACTTCGTAACAAGTTTTCCACACTATTTGACGATCTTCTTCGTGTTCAGTTAGTTCTTAAAAATATATGTACCGAAGAAGAATGGAAAGAAATCAAAGAAGACATTTGGTATGATTTCAAGAAAGACAATAACTTTGACGAAATCAAAGAGGCAGAACTACTAAATCTTAGACTTGATACACTACAAAAGATTGATCCTTTTGTTGGTAAGTATTACTCTGCTCTTTGGGTTCGTAAAAATCTATTGCAGCAATCTGACGAAGACATTGAAGAAATGAATGCTCAAATGGAGCAAGATAATGCTATCATGGCACAGCAGCAAGCACAACAGCAACAGCAGATGGCCATTGATCAACAAGCACAACAGCAACAAGATATGCAAAATCAAATTGCATTTAATGCACAATCACAGATTGCTCAGGCCGAAGTGAATAAAGAAGTTGAAAAGATTACTGGACCAGATTCTGGACCAAGTAAATCTGAAAAAACAGGACAAGATCATGAGTCCAAGATGATGGATAAAAAGATCAAACTTGCACAGATTCAATCAAAGAAATCATCCGCTCCTGCAAAGAAAAAGACAGTAGCAGAACAAGCAAGAGATTTGCGTCTGACATATGTTGGCGGCGGCAAGTATGCAGATGATGGTAATGTTGTTACACATATTAATGAAAACGGCAAACTATTGCCAGTATAAATAAGGATCAGATCATTGTCACTTAAGAGTGTTAAAACATTAACAGCATCAGACATTGCAAAGAAATGGAAATTAGACATTAACAAAGTTAATAGTCTTATTGATGATGGTGCTAAGATCGAACACGAACATGACAAAAACATGAAGAATGCAAGAGAAATTGCTAGAGACCATATATCTGAAAGACCCGATTACTATAAGAAACTTCGTAAAATGGAAAAGACAAAGATTTCTATGAAAGAAGGCATCTCAACTGTACCAGAAAGAGAGATTCCTGTAGTAGGTGATCTAACTGGTGCACCGAGAACCATAGCAAAAGGTTCTACTAAAATTGATGAAATTAAAATGCCTAAAGTCTCACCAAAAGTCAAAAAGGCCGCTAAGGTTGGCATGACACTAGCAAATATAGCAACATTAGGTCAAGTTGCTGGCGATGCTGCTGAAGGACGTAAAGGTGCTGATCCTAAGAGAGGTATGTTGGCTGCAGTTTCTACATTACCAGGTCCTGTTGGTTATGGTGCTATGGGTCTAAACTACACTGTCAAAGGTTATGATAAAGCAAGAGAACATCTAAGATCGAAGATAGGGAAGAAAATGGAAGAAGCCACATTTCAGGGAAAAAAGGTTCCTCTTAACAAACCAATGAAGGGTGATGTTAAGAAATCAAAAGTATTCGTTGATCCTGATGGTGATGGCAAGGCGCAAAAAGTAAACTTCGGCGATCCTAACATGACAATTAAAAAGTCTAATCCTGCTCGTCGTAAGAGTTTTAGAGCAAGACATAATTGCGACAATCCAGGTCCTAAGACAAAAGCAAGATATTGGTCTTGTAGAGCATGGGAAGAAACACAGATTAGTGAAGATTGGCAATCTGTAAATCGTAAAGATAAAACAGATGGACTATCTCAAGCCGCTGTTAATGCATATCGTCGTGAGAATCCTGGTTCCAAACTACAGACAGCCGTAACAGAAAAGAATCCATCGGGAAAACGTGCTGCACGTCGTAAATCATTCTGTTCTCGTATGTCTGGTATGAAAAAGAGATTAACATCTGCTAAGACTGCAAGAGATCCGGATTCACGTATCAATAAAGCACTACGCAGATGGAACTGTGAAGAAGAAACACAGATTCACGAAATTTCTGCCGAACTAGTCGGTAAGGTTTCTAATGCTCGTTTCTTTCGTGGTGAAGTACCAAGCAAGGTGCTAACCCGTGCAATCAATAAAAAGTTTGTTGAATCTGGTAAAAAAGATAAAGGTAAAGGTAAAATAGAAAAAGAAGTAAAAGAAGCAGTAATGGCAATGCCACCGCAAATTCAGCCACCTGCTATTCATGGTTCGCAACGTGCTGGTGTTCAGAGACAAGTTTCTAAACCAACATCTGTATCTGGTAGAGCATCCGGTAGATTATCTGGACAAGGTGGTTCAATGACTGGTCAGGTTCAAGTTCAAAGAGCCGCACCACCAAGAGCGCCAACTTATTCTATGCCTTCTGGTCAGCGTGGTTCTATGTCAGCATCACCAACAAAGACTTCAATGTCATTCTCACAAGGTGGCACAAATGTTGGTGGAAAGATGGCAGCATCAAAGCAAACCAGTTCAGTTGTAAAAGGTATGACTTCTGCTGGACGTGAAGCCGCTGCTGTAGTATCCAAAGCAGCACCTATGGCATCAAGAGTTGCTGGTGCTGCACTAAGAATTGCTGGTGGACCAGCTGCTACTGCCGCGGCCGCTGTAATGTCTCCTACCGCTGCTAATGCGGGTGAAAATGAAAAGAAGAGACAAGAAACCTTAAAGAGTTATAATCCATATAAAGCACAAGGTCGTTCTGTTTCTGATTACGAAAAGCAAGCACTAACACCTCAGAAGTATGATACACCAAAAGCAGCAGCACCTAAGACAGATGCTCCTACACCACCAAAAAGACCAGATTATTTTAGTCGTGGTCAAGCATTTCAGGCTGCTCGTGGTGAAGCTGGTGGTGGTGAAGGTAAGTTTTCTTATGATAATAAAACATATCAGACAAACGTTTCAGGTGAAAAGTATAAACCCGAATCACAACTAAAGCAAACAAGTATTAAAGAGGAAACCAAAATGGATACCAAAGACATTATCAATGAAGCAATTGATAACATCCTTAGCAACAATCTAGTTGATATGAAAGAAAATCTTCTTACTGCTATTCAAGAAAAAGCAATTGAAAAACTTGAAGAGAAGAAAAAAGAAATCGCATCTAACTATTTTGCACAGTAAGAGGTAATAAAGAATGAAGACCCTAAAGCAAATTCGTGAAGAATATGATGCTAAATTTTTGGACAGATTTGATTCTGCTCCTGATGAACTTATGCTTGAAGGTCGTGATTCAAGTAAATCGACTAGAGTGCCGTCAGCAAAACAAATGCCAGTTATGTTGGTATTTCGTAGATTGCAATATAGAATATTTCCTGATAGACAAGTTGTTGCTCTATACTATTCTAGTATGGTCAATAAGTATCTTTCTATTCCTTTTGGACCAGAAGGTAATCTAAATCTAAGTGAGTCTGTAATTCTAGATGAAGAACAACTGGATGAATTTCTACAATTTGCCCCGGCTATCGCTGGTGCATTAGAAGCAGGTGGAGCAGCAGTAACAGGTGCTGCTGCTAGAGGATTAGCAATGGCAGGCGCTCGAACTGCTGCAAGACAGGTTGGTAAACTCGGCATTCGTAAAGTCGCAGGAGGTTACCTAAAACGTGGTGTTAAGGCCCTTGGTAAACAAGTTGCCAAGAATGCTCTTAAAAGTGCAATATCTGGTGATGAAAAGGAAAAACAACCATCAGCATCCGATCAAATAAAAAGTTCTGTCATGAAATCTGAAATTAGACCACAGTCGGATGTTGTTAGAAAATCATCTTGGGATATTGGTTCAAACAAGGCACTAGAAACCAGAAAATCTCAGATTAGATCGGCAGATATTGCACAAGCAAGAAACACACTAAGCGGTGGATTGCGTGAAAACAAAATGTCCGATCTTCGTGACATGATCAACGAAGGTACAGAGTTAAAGACATTAGAAATTAATGGAAGACAAGTTAACATAAATATGGGTATGGCAAAAAGAATACTTGAAGTTTATGACTCGGTAAATACCAAGAACAAAAAGATTGTTGAAGGTATGTTAAATGAAGACCTTGAGTCCTTCAAGAAGTTATTAAATTTCTCAATTAGGAAATAACAATGGCAACAACATTAAATAAACAAACTTTAGTAGATACCAACAGACATTCTGTTATTAAGATTGTTGGTTCTGGAGGCACCGATTCAAATGCTTCACTAGTTGTAGCATCTTCTCTTGCATATGCTATTAATGCAACTGGATCTGTCAGCACACTGAATCCAAAACGTCTAAACAGAGTTGCTATCAAAAGAATTTGGGGTCAGGGTCAACTATCGACAGGATCAGTTACATTGAAATGGGGCGGTAACTCCAATAGTTCTATCGTGACATTTGGTAGTGGTTGGTTCGATTATAACTTTGATTCTGGTAGCACACCAGGCACAATCGAGATTCCTGATCAAGCAAATTGCACAGGTGATATTGTGTTTTCTAGCACAGCAGGAGCAACAGATACCTGGACATTGTTTATTGATCTAAAGAAAGATGGTCGTGACTATGATCAAGGTCAGACCAGAGATCCAGCAGCATTTAACTCAAGGGCATATACCTCATGAGAGAACTAGTCGAAAACATTTTAACAGGCAATAACGTAGAAGCACATAAA